GACGGCCTGCTGGGTGCCTGAAACCTGCGCCACCTTGTAGGAGATCTGGCAGAGATTGCCGAGGCGAACCGTCGGCGTGGTCGCGGTGGTGGTGGGATCGTCGCCTTCAAGCTGGGCATTGGCGCTGTTCGCGGCGGCGAGCGCTTGCGTCTGCCATTCGTGATTGACGGCAGTCGCCTTCTCTTTTTCGGCGCCGCTCATGAACGGCGTATCGGTCGGATCGATGCGATAGATCATATCACTGAGGTCTTCGCGGTTGCCAACCGCCTGGTAGGTGACAAAGGTGGAAGCCGGTAAAGCCATGGTCGTGATGTCCTTGGATTGTGCCCGGCGAGTCGCGTTGAGCGAGCCGGTGCGTGAACGCTCGATGCGAGCATTCGGGTTGAGTTCGGTGTGTGAAAAACCTCGGGAAGCACGATGGCGCGGAAGCATCGCTTCCGGTTCGGCGGTCTCCAGGGCGGCGTGGCCGGGCGCCCGCTTGTCTGGCGGGGTCGGCGTTGGCGGTTCGCCAAATCAGCTTGCTGCGGTTACCTTGGTCAGCGCACCCGACAGCGTATTGTTCTGGGAATTGCAATGACGCGCTCGATCGCGCCGCATGCAAAAGCCCGCGACCGGTTTTCCGGTGCGGGCTCAATTCCTGCGATGATGAAATTATGCCGGTGATTTGCCCGACGTGTCAAATCCAGATAGTGGGTCGATTTGAAATTTCATGGCAACGGGAATGTCAGCTTGAGAGCGGCAAAGCACTCCAGGACATTCGCCCTCTGCTCATCCGAGAGCTTCCCGATGATGATGTTTTGACTGCGGACATATTCGTTGGGAATAAAATATCTGGCCCCCCAAGGGAGCCGTTTTCGATTCCCCAAGTCCAATTGAAAAACTGTCTCCTTGTGGAGACCAGCCGCCCGGAAGTTTTGAGCCCCGATTAGAAGGTCTCTGTTGGCGTCTCGCACCGGGATGTTTTCGGCCCCGGTGCCATAAGCAAGAGTTACATCCGCGAAGACCTCGCCGGTTGGAACGTAGGTCTGAGGCCGAACATCCAAAACCAACGTTGGACGCACTTTGTCACCCGGGACAAGCTTGGCCCAGCGATTGGGCCACTTGCACCAGACAATTGTGAAAACTTCAGGGGCTGTATTCGGATCGTAGAATTTCCATCCCATTGGATGGAAATATCACGACTCGCGTCTAACGCGAAACGGGACGACTATTAGCGTAGAGCTCGATTAGCTCTTCGTCCTCTGCCGCGATTTGTTCGGGCGTGAGTCGGGAGTAGTCGGCGCGATAGGCGCCGATCATATGCTCGTCGGTCAGGGCAGTGTCAGCCGGGGTCGCGGATAGCAACCCTGACCAAGTCCAAGACCCGGTAACCAGTTTCTGGACCAGGGCGATCATGTGACACTCCCAAGGCGCATTGCGGAACAGTACGCCGTAACCATTAACGAATCCGACCATAGCTTAGGTCGGGCGAAGCACCAATGGAGTTCAACTCCAGCCGGTGGATATAGTTGCTGATTTGCTTGAAGAGTGATTCCTGCGTCACACTTTTCGCGCATCAGCCACCCAGCCATATTACACCCCCTTAATTGGGAGCGGGCAACTAAATTTCACGATACCGAGCCATTCATCTTTGGCGTAGCCCAGCCGGTTCCCATGTTATGATTAATGCCTATTTTACAGCCAGTCAGTGATCTGGATCAAAATGATTGCTCCGGGTGGCGCTACCAATAGCTTGTAAAATAAGGACTTTTCCCGCTTTTAGGGCTAGTGCGACAATTTACTCGTCTGATCGCCATTTGAGACGCCGGCGGTTCACACAATCCCGAACCGCTTCCTCCGCTCCGCCGTCTGCGCCAGCTCCTTTAGCTCTGCCTGCGCCAGTTTGCCGTTGGTGATGATCACCGCGAGATGATCGCGCACCTTGCCGACGATGTTGATGGCGAGAAACAGTTTCTCGCGGGCGCCGGTGTCGTCAATCCCTGTCGTCCGCCACGCGGCGGTGTAATTTTCCTCTAGACTTCTGAAGGCCTCGCTCAAGAGCTCGTTCTCCAGAAGGTCCTGCGCGCGGATCGCCCTGGCGGCGGCCTGGGTGAGTTTGCTTTCGTCAGTCATCAGGGTGCTCCGACATGCTCTTGATTTGCTGCGTCCTGGCGTCACGGCTGTGCGCGGTCGCGCTATGCCAATCCGCCCTTGGGCTGCGCCAATTGCATTCGCGCCGAAATTGGAGTCGATCTACCGTAGCGCCCTGCGTTCTTCGCGTGTCAGCTTTTCTTGCGGCTCTTTTGGCACGGTGAACGCTAGTGCTGCAGGATTTCCCTGCACGTATCGTCGAATGTCCACGGAGATTGGGAATACATCGTCAACGCTCAGACCAAGAAATCGAGCAAGCGCATCCGGACCTCGGTCGGTAAAGTCGAAATCGAAATACCGCGCAAGGTGAAACCATTTGCCATTGCGTTCAATCGAGAGCGTCATGAAGTGTTGGGTGGCACGCGGATTTGCGACGTCGAAATTTCCGATAAATGCCCATACCTGTGAACCGTTCGCGAGGCGAACCAGGGTACCTATTAACCTGTTGTCGAGGGTCTCAACCGGAATCATTTCGACCGGCTGCATCATCATCTCGCCAAGTTCATCGTCGTTCAAAAACTCCCACACGGGATGTGTCTGGAAGTCAGCCACCGTCAGCAATTCAACCGACTTGATATTCTCGATCATGGCGCAGGAAACCCGTTCTTGAGCAGAGCATCATAGAGCTTCTGCAGGAAAAGAACAAAATAAGAACATAATCTTGCGATCGAGTCAACCTTAGGTTATCAGAGGGTACGCGCTTGTTGAGGTTCGCTTTGACGTCGATGTTTGTAACGGTAGTGGCCGGGGGTACGCACTCGCGGAGTCGACAGCCAACTCGTTGGGAGTGCCCGGAGATGTTGAATGCGACGCGTTCAAATTGAACCCTAATGGTTCTGGACAGTAACTCGACCAACTCTCATAACAATTGGATCCGATCAGCTTGAACTTGGTGGTATAACGCGAGGGGCCGTGACGTTCCATGTGTTCGTCGGCCCGAATGACCTGGCAGATGTGCTCGAAAGGACGTGCAGGTACCGCTCTTAGGGCAAACGGACATCAGACGCGCGTGACCTAAGCATCCCGATTTATGGGTACACAGCTAGTTGCTTGCGGATCCAACTTTCACCGAGATTGGGCCTCCATTCGGAGGCTGGCTGACAATCGCGCAGGCATTTCCTCGAATGTCATGAGTAACGAAGGATGGTTTCCGTTCTCCGATACAGTTTTGAAAGTGATTTTGCCGTTCGTCACCTGGAAGGAGCCGTTGCCCAGATCAGTTATCTTTCCGGAAACGCGTCATGTATTCCGACAGCGGGACCAAATCTTGTTGAACGGCGCCACCGTAGCGCTGCGCCCGCCTCGGCGACGCCGCGCCCGACGCCCTCCGCACCGAGTATCATTCCGGCCGCCACCGATACGGTGCCCGAGCCGCCCATCATCGTGAGCGCCGTCTCGGGGAAAGATCATTGATCAATCGCCAGGCGGCAATAATTCCTTTGAAACAATATCGGGAAACTTTGAATGTAAAGAGGAAGAGATATCTATCAGCGCGGACATCGATTTCCCAATTGATAATACGACATCAGAAAACTCTTCAGAAGAGAGATTGTTCTTCATGTAGTGCGCTATTCCATCGAGATTGGCTCGCGCACCTAGTAACATTCCATCAATCCTAATTGCTACATCTCGATCCAATTTCCGCTCCAGGTTCGGTTGCTAAAAGTGTCTGTCCCATCTTCCGAAGCCGGAAGACCCACCCGACATACATGCGAGCATGCACCGTTGAAAGCTAATTCCATAGTCCGTGGTCGGCAAGGCCAATTCGACGCATTTGCTTATGCAGTCATCCTTGCTCTGAACTGGAGTTGGCGTCGCGACCGGCTGAGGCTGTGCCGATTGATTCTGGGTCTGCGCCAATTGCGTCCCAGCCTGTTGAATTGCCCCGTGCGCGCTAAACGGATCGTGATCGACCGGCACGAGCGAAACGTCCGAAAAATCCGGTTGATGGTCGACCGGCACCAGAGAGAAATCAGGCATGGTGAACGACCAGCAGATATTTGCCTGATCGATTCGGGTCCGGAACGTAATGGTGGCCGTCCCTCGCTTTCCGCGCGCCTGGCGGGTGGGAACGCTGCATCTTCTGCGCCTCGTTCGTGGCCTTCAGATGCGCGTCGAGTAGCGCCATCCTGGCGTCGAGATCGGCCTTGATCCTGGCGAGCGCGATCTCGCTTTGCGTCTTGACCTGCAGATGGACGGCGTCATTCTGCGCCTTCTGCTGCTGGATCTGCGCCTGATGCATCGCGGTGGCCTGATCGGTCTGCGCCTTGGCCTGTGCCACCAGCAGCTTCGGATCCGGCGGCGGGGATGGCGGCGGTGGCGGCGGATGCAGCAATTGCCCGGTCTGGGGATTGATCGCGGAGGGATCGTTGAAGAACTGATCCGGGTTCTTGTGCCCCATGATCCGCGTCAGTTCGGCCGCGGTGTTGTAAAGCTGGACATCGCCGACCAGATTGACCTTGCCGGCGGCCAGCATTTCCTTCTGCACATTGGCGATCGCCATGGTCTGGGCGAATTGCTGGGCGCGGCCGCCGGAGCCGAGGCCGACATTGATGGTCATGTCGTCGCGGGTCTTCCAGTCGCGCGGATCGACATTGATCCAGGCGTTGCGCAGCCGCACCGTCTGCTGCTGCTGGCCGTGCTTGCGGATGGTGCCGTGCAATAGCGCGAACATGTCGCGCACGCCTTCCGCCATCAGCCGCGCGATCAGCTTGATGCGCATCTGTGAGGCCGAGAACACCTGCGCCACCGCGGTCGCCGACTGGTTCTGCAATGCGTTGGCGTCGATGCCCTGGGTCTGCTTGGCCAGGCCGGTGCGGGTCTCGAGTTCGGCGTCGAGATATTGCAGCATCGGATAGATCGAGGTGGTGATGTCAGGCACCTCCTGCCAGTTCAGCCCGCCCGGCGTTTTGGTGCGGACCACGCCGCCCGGCCGCGACACCAGCAGATCGTCGAGCGTGTTCGGTCCCGCATTGGCCTCGGCGACCTCGACGCGTGGATTATTGTGCAGATAGAGATTATCCAGCGCGCCGCGCTTGAGCGCGGTCTTTTCGCGCTGCAGCGGCATCACGAGATCGGCGATCGAGCGGCCGAAGAAGCGATGCGTGATCGGCACCGGCGTGGTCGCCGCAAACGGAATGGCGTCAAACGGCGTAATGCAGTCGCGGCCGTCCTGGCGCAGTACCTCGCCCTGATCGCCGCCGGTGATGACCTGATAGAGGCTCGGCCGGCCCTCGCCTTCGTAATCCATCCGCACATAATGTTCGGTGATGCGAACCAGCCGCGCCGCCGAATTCGCCGCACCGGCGCCGATGCCGAAATTCTCGCCGACGCTGTCGCGCGCCAGCGTTTCGATATCGCTGTTGCCGGTGTAGTCGCCGAGCGCCTTGACCTGCTCTTCGTCAAAGCCCTCGGCGATCAACTGGCTTTCGGTCTTGGTGACGACCTCATGGAAGCAATAGTTGCAGTCGCGGATATTGCGGGCACCACGCTCGATGCCGAATTCTTCCGGGGGAACGCCGAGCACTTTGGCCCCCGCGAGTTTTCGGGTGGTGACAATAGTGACGTCATGCGTGACCGGCGCGACGACTGGAGACGGCGGCGACGCCGGCGCCAGCAAAGGAGCTGCCGTGTTCATGGGTTTATCGTCTCCGATTCTGTATGCGCAGCCGTCGCCGGAATCGCGGCCCAGCGGGGTCTCAATTATTGGGTGGATTTGAATGGCCGGGATTGTCGCGCAGGTGATCGAGCATCAGCCCGAGCAGGCCGCCGGCTTGCTGCGGCGACGGTGCTGGTTATTTGTCGTATTGAGCTTGTTTATAAAATTGCCTGAGGCCGAACAGGCCCGGCACCAATCAACTCGTCGCTTCCGATTTTTCCGGTACATTCGCCGCGTCATGTTGCGTATGCGCCACGATCCTCATCGCGCCACCAGATTCCGCTGCGGCCTGCGCCAACAGCGCGAACTGATCGTCGGTGAGGTCGTAATAGGTCTCGCGCTCCTCTTCCTCGCGCTCCTCCCACCACACTTTGACGATGCCGACTTTTGAGAGCAGCGCGTCCTTGATGAACGAATACAGGATCATGAAACCAGGATTCTGCTGCATGAAGACGTGATTGACGTAATCGGTCTCCTGGCTTGCCGCGGCCTCGTCCTCGGGTCCCACCGGCTCGAACCGCACCACTTCATCGGAGCCGGCGAAGATATCCATCAAGTTCGGCATCAATCCTTCGATGGTGTCGGCGACGTCGGAGGAAACCGCGCGCGATCGGCCGTCCTGCGCCGGCATGTCCTTGCGCATGTCGCCGAGATAATAATCCATCGCATCGGCGCGCTCTTCCGCCAGCCGCGCGGCCGAGATCGCGGCCAGTGCGTCGGATTTTTCAGCGGCGAGCAAGGCCTTGAGATCGAGGATCGACATTTTTGACATGGGATTTTCTTTCAGATCATTCGCGCAGGATCGTTATTCTGCTGCGAACGCCATCAGATACAAAAAGCCCGCGGCCGGTTTCCCGGCGCGGGCTTTGGAAGTCTTGCGATGTTGAAATTATGCCGGTGATTTGCCCGACGTGTCAAATTTCGCGGCGATCGACGAGCGGCTGAACCGGATTGCGCAGGCGCCGCAGTAGTGATGACCCCGAGATTGCAGAGTGGGTGAGCCTGCCGCTCCTACAGGGCCCCGATGATCCTTTCGACCGGCATGAAGAACGCGCGCGATCCATCAGGGTATTCGATGAATTCATTGTCCTTCCAGAATTTGGCGGCGCCGTCATCGATCGCGTGGACCAGCACGCATCGCACGCCGATGATTTCGGAGGCCGAGACGATTCTTCGCAAAGCGTCCTGCAACAGATCAAGGCCCAGGCCCGTGCCCCGATAGGTGACATCGCGCGCCAACCGGCCAATGATCGCCACCGGAATCTGGTTGGGCAGTCCCTGTTGCCGCTTCAGTTTCGACGGTAACGCCCTGCGCTCCACGCTGCCGGTCGCAATGCAATAGTAGCCCACGACACTTTTATTTTCGCAGGCGACGTACGTGCGGGCGGATTGCCCTTCGCTTTCCAGCGCGTTGCTTCTCAGCCAATTGTTGAGAGCGATATGGCCGCAATCGAAGCGGCTGAGGTCATGCGTCGCATTCAATCGCGCGGGAGCTGTGACACTTCCGCGCGAGGCTGGTCCGGTTATTTCTGCCACAGGGGTCGGCGCTTCATCAGCGCTTTCAGCGCCGAGCCCGCGGGCGGCGGATTGTCGAGCACACGCACGAAGGCATCGTATTTGTTGGCGTCGAGCACAAACAATCGCTGATCCAGCAACACATCGATGGCCTGCTGCCGCGCACTGTCCAGCATGAACTCACTCAGCGTCTTGCCGACGACCCCCGCGGCGGTATCGATCAGTTCCTTGGTCTGCTGGGAAGCGCGAATATGAATATTGGCACTGCTTTTCGCGCCCCGCGCTCGCGGGCGCGTCGGGCGCTCGACGGCGGTTGTCATGGAGTGGTCCGTGTTCGGGATTTTTCTGTTACGGGACTTATATGGGGTTTGTGTATACAATGTCAACACACTTCACGAAACCCTCGGCATTGTTGTCCCTCACACCCACCCCTGCTCGCGATACCGGATCGCCCGATTGAAATCCCCGCTCCGCCCCGGCTCCTCGTAACAAATGGCCATCAGGCCGAGCGCATCCGCGGCATGGCTGGACCAGTCATGCTCCGGCCCCAGCCCGACGTTTCGAACATCGTCTTTCTTCTCGTGATAGAATCCGACCGCATCGCGGCCGGCTTCTGTGGTGGCTTCGTTCCACCACATCTTTGAGCCCAGACGGCGCACCGCCTCGATCCGCATCATTGCGGCGCCCTTGCCCTGGTTCTTCACCGGCGGCTCGACCGCAAGGCCCGCGTCACGCCAGTGATCGGCGTATTTTTTGCCGATGACGTTGTTCTCATTCACGCCATCATGCGGCAGCGTGCTGATCGCCTTCTGATAGCCGCGCTCGCGCATCCAGTTGACGTGAAAGGCGAGCACCTGGCCGACGCTTTCATAATAGTCGAGGATGCGAATTTCTTGTCCGACCCACTGCACAATCCAGATCGTATAGGCGTCGGCATTGGCGCCGGAGCCGCCGATGTC